TACCTTGCTTTTCTTCTAGTTTACGGTAATGCCCGACTTTGTTTGCACGTTTCGGACTGCCTTTCTCCCAACCAGGACGTTCACTAAACTCCTTACGAAATACTGTAATACGTTCTAGTACATCATCACGCGGAGCATCTGTAAGCACCATTAGCAGTAGTTCACTTAGAAACTCTTGCATAAACACAGGAGTATCTGACCTACGTAAGTCTAAGCCCATTGCTTTTACTTTGCCTACCTTGCCGTCTATATCAGTCCTAAAGCCTTCATTGTCAACAACTAATGCAGCATAACGCTTCTTAGTAATATATAATCCTGACTTTGCAACGATCTCACGTCCAGCTGCAATAACATCTGCACGACTTGCTGGGCAGTGGAACGCCTGCGCCATAAACTTTGTAAACGTACTATCTACAGCTTCACTAACTTGATCATAAAGTTTAATAGCAGTTTCTGTACTCCAAGGAATCTTGCCTGATTCGATATCATCTTTAAGCATAGGATATGCACTAAAGTAACAAGAGTCAGTATCACCATAAATCATTGCTTCGCCTACATGATCATATTTGCCAGTAATAGTTTTATTAGCTTCTGCACTCATATGCTTAACAATAGTTCTGCCACTTAGTGTTGTACTTTGTCCAATACGTTTATCAAAGAACCTACAACCTGGATTAAGAATAGCACCATACAAACTGTTCAAGTTAATTTTCTTAACTAGTTGTCGCTTATCCCAGTATTCAGTTTCAATAGCATTGCCAGCATCTTTAGCTTTCTTGAGATGTGCTTGTAGTTCTTTACGTTCACTATACCAACGTTTTAGTAGTCCTGGAATAACACCTTCATGTTCTGTTGTAAAGATTGTGCCGTTACTACTAAGCATCCAAGGACGGTTACTGTCAAAGATTAATTTGTAAATCTCTGCACCGCTCATTACTTTTGATTCGCCGTTCTCAAAGTCGACAGTAAGCGGAACATCTTTGCGTTGCTCCATAACTGCTTCGTATTCTTCTGTAGCGAAGCGGCCTTCCCAACTACCTGCAAACGTTTTCTTCTTTAAGAACATGTCAGTGTGTACACGGTCGTCACTAATCTCTGGACGTATTTGTCCAATAACAGTAGCAGGGTCCATGTTCAATGCACGAATCACTGAAGGATATAGTGAATTCAAATCCATTGAACATATCCATTTATGCAATCCTTTCTTAGGATACGCAACATACGCACCAGCAGCTTGGGTAGCTTCGTCATCACGCTTTTGTCTATTAGGAACTTGGAAGCCTCTATGGTGTGCTTCGTTAACAATAGCTTGCTCTGTAACTGCTACAGCACCCATTGTTGTTTGTAGAAGCACTGTGTTGCTATGTGCCAGTTCGTTGCTTAGATCAATAAAGCGAAGCTTCTTATCCAACTTGTCAAGTAGTGCAGTATCCTGAATGTTATATTCAATAAACTTACGGAAGTCGTTGTTGTAAAGTGCGTCAAGAGTTCCTTCATACGGAACTTTGTTTTCGCCTACTTCAACTTCGCCGATAGCATCTAGTCGATATGTGTGACGCTCTTCATAAGTGTACTTACGATACAAGTTCAAACTATCTAAGTGTACGCGACCAACTAGGTCAAACGTCTTACTTACTTTACCAAACTTTTCATACTCGCGTACCTTAGGCAATTGTCCCCACAAGCAGAATCTACGTGTGTCGTCTTTGCTTAGTACTCTAGCAGTCCTGTTTACAGTATAGGGAATATCATACCCTTCACTGTTCCAGCCTGATAAGATGTCACTATCTTCAATTAATGTTAAGAAGGTATCAATCATATCACCTTCTTTTTCAAACAACATTACATTGTCAATGCCTTCAAGTTCTGCTCTTGCTTGCTCCATAGTAAGTGTCTTGGGAGGAACAGCAATACACACCATTGTGTCAAGCCACTGTAAGTATACACTTATAGAAGTAATAGGCATAAACGGATCGCTTGGATCAGCAAAGCCACGCTCTGGATCAAAGTCAGTCTCAATGTCAAAGAATGCAATGTTTAGTTTAGGAGCATCTTGATTAAGATAGTTTTCACTTAAACATTGGAAGATAGGATTAATGTCGCTTTCAAACAGTGTCTTATCTCTGTTAATAGCAACTTCTTTACGGAAGTCTTTAGTACTTTTACACACGATTCGACTCAGAGGATCGTCATAGATACTTCTGTATTTGCCTTTGTGATCTTTATAGTAAAAGGTATATTTTGCTTGATATTCGGTAAAATGTCTTTTACCATCTCTGCGTTCAACTGCTCTAATAATATCGGCGTCGCGATCAAAGAATGCGTCTACGTAACTCAATTTAATGCCTCCTCGTTGCTTAAGGCCAACGCTAACCATGCTTGCTCGTTAGTGAGCGAATCTATAATAGTATATATCATTATAATGCATCAACTATTAGTCTTGTGAGTGCTATTATGTTCATTGCTGTAAACCAGCCTGTAAGAAGTATTACAAATCCAGCTCTACGCAATATAGCACTTGTTAGTCCAAATATACTACCAACTAAGTACAACGGAATAAACCACTGTGTAGCAGGGTCAAGTACTGTCACAGTTAGGACAATACTTGCACCTACAAGTAACACAAGTTCGATTGCTTCGGCATAAAAAATTACAGGCGATAGTTTATATGTTTCGCCAAAATAAGATATGACTTTCTTAAAGAAAGTTGTGACTGCTAGAATCACTTATCTTTGCCCACAGTAGTAACAAGTGTTTCTAAATCGTCAAACTCGTCATATACTCTGGACCAATCACCTTTCTGTGCGATCTTAATTGCTTTGTTAATAAGACTTGGCTTCATGTCTAATTCTTCAGCAACTGCCTTAACAGTTTCTTTTAGACCTCCGCTTAAATCTTCAATTTCTTGTAGTACTGTAACGCCTTCATTAACTAAGCGTTCTAATTTGGCCTTCTCTTCAGCGCCATAGGTGCGATCACTCATACAATTCCTCCATTAGGTGTTTGTGTAATTACAACTATTATACTACAGTTTTACATGAATGTCAAGTATTATTTTGAGTTTAATGCTGCCCAGAGTTGGGACTTAATAGATTCGTCTGCTTGTATTGGCTTCTTATGCTTTTGCTTACGATCTGGTTTGTTTTTATTATGTTGATCTTGATGTGTGCCGGAACCGCTCGATTGTGCATGAGATGCCACTGGGTTACGCTTAATTGGGTTCATTTTATTTTTTAATGATGCAGATAGTCTATCTCTGTTTGCTTTTTTAGCAGCTTCGTCTTCATCACGCATCTTTGCAACACTAGCGTCTCTATGCTTTTGTAGAGCATCGCCTTTTAGTTTGTGTGCTAAGTCTGCTTTGCCATGTTGTTTGCCTGCTAAACTCTTGCCACCATTATAAGCACCTGCTTTAGCTGCTTGATCAGAAGCACTTGATCTAGCTTCTTCAACGCTAGTCATAAACTTGTCAAAGTCTGCTGATTTTTTTGGATCAGCAGCAATTTTCTGTAACTGAGCAGTATGCTTCTTTAAAAATGATGAGTAAACACTTGAAGAAACTTTTACATTTGATTTTGATTTAGATTTTGGAGAGCCTGTAGCTGTGGCTATGCCTGTAGCTTTTGACCCTGAGCCCATTGCATTAGCTGCTTGCTTGATTGCATCGGGTTTATTATAATTCTTGTATCCTGCTTTGAACGCATCTGCTGCACCAGCTTCATTAAGTTTTACACCTGCTAGTTTAGCAAAGTCAGCAATACTAGTTTCAACTACTGAAGCTACTGGAGCTACTGGAGCATTAGGTAGTATTTCTTCCATTGGACTACCGTCTTGTTCAAATTCGTTTAGTTCCTGAACAGTGCCGCCTACTTCTGCCATAGATGCTATTTTGCGTAGATCTTCTACTGGATCGCTGGGAGCCATTTCAAATAGTTTACGTTGAAGTGCGACATAATCCATTATGGAGTGCCGAACATTGCAGCAAGCTTATCGCCCATTGCTCTAATCTTTTGTGCTTCAGTCATATCGGCATCAGCATTGATATCTCCAATAGACTTATCGCTTTCTTTTACTGCCGTGTCGTCTGCACAATCTTTGATCATTGCTTTTAATTCAGCTTGATCACAATCTGGATGCATTTTACAAATTTCTGCTGTACTTTTTCCGTCTTTACACATTTTTGTAATATGTGCCTTGGACGGCATTTTTTCATCTTCTGCTACTATACCTTCGTATGCACTAAGTTGACTCATTGATTCTAAAAGTGATTTTCTCATTTTCTTTTCCCTGATGCTTTACCTGCATGTACTGCTTTGCGGTGTGCTGCTGATTTAAACTTACCTTCTAATTTAGCTTTTAACTTGTCTTTGTATATTTTAGATTCGTCAACTTTAGGATCATTGCAATTGCAGTGTTTGCAACTTGGGGGACATTTGCAATCTTCTCTCTTAACATCTGAACCACAACATTTGTCTGAGCAATGTGTATCTTTCTTTGATTCGCCTACTACTATAGCATCGTCTGCTAGCGGACTTTCTTGGTAATCCATGTGATGGAAAACAGACCCAAGCATTTCACTTGCTTTAGTTATTTTTGATTGCACCCAACCTTCTAAGCCTTCTGCTTCACTAATACCTTTAAGCATTTCGTGTAGTTTAATTGCATACTTGGCTGACTTGTAAAGGTCTGCACGAGCCATTTGTACTTCGTGGTCGCGTTCAGCAATATCTGCTAATTCGCCTAAACCTTCTTCTATCTCTGTTTTTCTCATTTGAATCCCCGTAATTCTTATTACTTATATTTATCGTTTGATAGCCTTGCCGCCCATAACGTTGGCGTTCATATCTAATGCGTTTTTGGCTGTGCCATCTGCGTTAGTAGCTTGCGGTGCTTTAGGTGCGCCGTATTTGCCACCTTTACCTACTTTACGTTTGGCACCTGGAACACTTGCAACAGTTGCAATACTTCCAGCACTTGTTCCACCTGCGGCTGACATTTCGTCTAATATTTCGTTCATTTTCATAATAATATTTATCCTTATTATTTTCTTTTGCCACGGAACTTGCGTACATACCCATTGTAAAATAGCATAGTATACCAAGGCGATCCTTTTGGCATTTTTCTAGTATATTCCCATGCAATGTTATCTTGATCTATCCATACTACATGATATCCTGCCCACCTACGTGATGGGTACCATTCGATACTACCACCTTGTACAATAAGTGTTTCTAATGTCCAAAAGTAACAGTTGTTCTTTATAGTGAACAACCTTATAGGCCAAGACCAAAAAAAGACTACTATTAGTAGTCCTGTACTTATTAGTTTCATATTATTACTTATTAAGGAAAGAGGTTACACTTACACTTTTTGAAACAGGCATTTCTTTATCTAATACTACTTGCTGCCCTTCATATTAGCACACCAGTGATACATTTTACGTTTTTCACCACTTGCACCTTTAGCACGTTTACGCAAGTCAGTTACTGAGCCTTTGCAACTAGCGCCAGACTTTTTAACTCTGCCCGGACGACTTTTACCTTTTTTCTTACCATCAGCAAAGTTTTCATCTACATGTGCATCATCGCCGTCTTTGTCAGCATCCTGTGTTTTATATCCTGATTTTTTAAGACCTTTTTTAAGATGATCCTTTTCTTTCTTCCCACCAAATGGAACAACCATTACGTCAGGTTCGTCTCTATTGTCACTTTTCTTAGCATTTGATAAGTTAGAAATAGTTTTACCAACACGTATAAAATCATATGCTGTGTCTGACTTTGTTAGAAAGGTATTTTTAGGATTTGGAATTGATTCAGCTTCTGCTATTTTTATATATTCTTTAAGACCATTTGTTTTTAGGAATGGCGGGCGGCCGTCTACACTAACTTTGCTACCTAGTTTGGCAGCTTCAATAGGTATTTGATTAACACCAACATCAACAGTTGTGTTAACGCCTTTAACAATTCTACCATCTTCTATTAAGTCTTTAATCTTCATTTACCAAATCTTCTTTATGTGATATTCAACAGGTTTCAAAAATTTAAGTTCGTTTCTGTTGTCGTTTAAGTCTTTAAATATAATATGCTTAGGTGTTATTTTTACAAGTTTCTTAGCCTTATACTTAACTTGCTTAGTGGATTCAGTTCTAGTTCCGTCAGTGTGGACTATAACATCTTTAGGTACTGTCAAGATTAGTTCATATTCTTCTCTAGTAACTCTTTGCCACCAAGTTCTTAACCCCATTATTTCCGTCCTCTAAAAGTTGCCCCTGTCATATACGGTTTACCAAACCAAAGCTCAAACCATTCTTTGTCACCTGGCTTAATGTTATTTTCTTTTTCTTTTTTCTTTAGTGCCGCAGCAGTAATGCTAGGATTTTCGTCTAGTTTGTATTCAGTATAACCAGTAAATTCATTAATACCTGCAAGTTTTTTAAGTCGTTCAAGATCCATGTGCAACTCTGCGAAGTGCTTCTTGGATATCTTCGTCTGCTATTGTAAAGTATTTTTTATTACGTGTTTTAATTGTTTTACCACTTATCTGTTTTAAGATATAGCTTAGTTTTTCAACGTCTGTTTCTTCTGCAGCAAACTTACTAATTGCTTTTTGCAAATAATCAATTAATGATTCTTTATCTAGAGCAAGTTCACTCTCATTATAATTTTCATCTACAAGTCCCATACCTTTACGTACTGCATCATATAATTGATTAGCAAGTGATTGATCTACTACACCTTGTTTGAAAGAACTAAAGTCATCTGATATTGCAGCTGCCCGCATTTTACTAGCACTCATACCTTCGGCACCATCTGCATCAGGATCACGCTCGCCAGCACTAACAACATTTATGTTATTAAATTTATAATCTTTTCCGTTGTACTTGTTAATTAATGTTTTAAACTGATCTATACGATCGCTGCCTGCTACATAAGTTACACTAGTATAACCCATTGATTCTAATTTTTGTAATGCTTTAATGATAGTATTAACACTACTGTCGCCTACAGTTACATTAGGAAAGAATTTAGTTGCAAATTTTAGTTTAGTTTGGAAGTCTAAAGGATCTGTTTTAGGCTTTTGTGTATGGGTAATAAAGAGGTAAGGATCACCAGGCTGTGAAGCCACAACATCTACTAGTTTTTTGTGACCAATAGTGGGAGGATTCATTCTCCCAAATGCTAATGTTGCTTCTTTCTCAGCTTCATATAACTCTCTTAAAAGCATTTAGTATGCTCCGCATTCAATCTGTTTCATTTCTTCGCCGTAGATTCTATTAACACATTCGTCACGATCTTCTAGCTTAAAAACTTTATCTCTTCTACCTAGGTTAAACTTTTCGCAGTACTTGTCCATAGCTTCGTCAACAACAGGACCTAATACTTTTTGTGGAACTATACTTTTTTGTCCATCAAACGCATCTTTCATTTGCATAATACATGGAAACATTTTTTTACGATAAAACATTGGATCGTTACGCATAAAAATAGAAAGGTCATCTACTACATCAAAAGGCATATTGTCATTTTGTGGATCTGCAAATTCGTCTATACGCATGTTACCACTTCCTACATGACCAGTAACGTGCCTTAGTACGCGGACCTGGATTATCACAGTTATGTCTTGCTCTAAATGAGCGTCTGGCACCTGGGTTATTCTTTTTAATACTCATTGTCTTACCTTTAACACTAGAACCACCGTGGCCAAAGTTAACTTTCTTGGTGTTCCCAGTCTTGGGATCTTTGACATACACCTTAAACTTTTTTACGTCACCTTGCATCGGCTTGCCAAGCTTTACTTTGCGTCCTTGGTACTCCGCTTCATCCATTGGATCATCGTCTTCGTTGTACCACAGCATGCCATATTCTTCATAAAACTCGTCATCGTCATCATAAGTTTCTTCTTCAAGATCGTCTGTTAAATCAGTACTAACTTCAATGTCAAAGTCTTCATAGCCTTGCTCAAACATGTAATTTGCCAAACGATTAGCATACTCAGTTGCTTCAGTTTCATCTAATTGCCTAGCTAACGGAATTTCAATTACTGTTGCACCTTGTGCTGATTCGTATATTTCGTTATTTGGAAGAATAGACTCGTCTAACTTATTTAGACTGGCATCCTTTTCCATTACTATTCGTACGAAGTGTTCCATATTACATTCCTTAATGATTCATTGTGATAGAGTTTACGGTGCCGTCTGTATATACAAGTTCTGCCCTAAGCCATATATAGTTACCGGTAAAGTTTACTATAGTAGGACCTGTTTGGCCTGTTAAAGTTTGCACATTTACATAAAACCAATCTGATTCTGTAGGTACAGTATCTAGTGTGGCTTGTATGGCAATCGTACCGTGTACTCCAACATAATCGTATTGTACTGTATGTAAGCCGTCACTCCGGCCGTAGTACCCATCACCTTTGAAGTTGCTACCTGTTACTGTGGTAGCTACACTATCCCCTGGGTGGGTATTTGCTGTTAATATTGTTTCGCTATTACTGGACATATAACTATTTATCAATAGTAGGAGGCATGTACATTAAATTATAAATGCCCCTGATACCATGTCCTATTAGCATATGTACAATAGATAATACTTTTTCATCTCTTACATGGAAGTAAAATCCCCCTAAATGAATTTTTCTATCAATACACCCCAATGCTTTATCTCCTATCCGAGACTTATCTCTATTAGCTCTTAACCAATTAGCAAAGTCAACTGGTACTCTTTCATCTTTAAACAATACCCTTATTGGAAATTCAGGCTTATGATCAACTATAATGGTATCATGTTCTAATAAGTGTTTAGTTCCTATAGCAGGTTGCCAAATTGCTTCTACAGTATGCTCTATTCTATTAGTAATATTTTCTAATAAGTTAATGTCATTGGTATAGACTGCTAGACTAGTACCAGTTTCAACTCTAACTTTATAGTTACCATGTTCATTTTTTAGTATTTGGTATAATGTTTTAGCATCTGTATAATGTTCCATAGGAACTACCCGTTGTGTTCTAAAGAATGTTTGGGTTAGTACTTCACCATTACGGTAATTACTAGCAAATTCGTCTAACCTATCTCTAGTATATGCCAAATTTTTACTTTTTTGGTGTTCTGTTCTAAATATGTTATTAAGTTGTGTAGATAAAGATATTTTATAAACATATTTTTTAAAGAAAAGCTTCTTAGTATTATGCAGTTTCAGTAATTTCATCTTCTACACAATCCAATTGAATTTCATTGTCTCGATAATCAATAATTAAAGAGCCACCATTTTTAAGTTTACCAAACAGCATTTCTCTTGCTAGTTTACGTTTAATATCCTTATCAATAACACGTTGCAACGGCCTTGCACCCATCTTAGGATCAAATCCTTTATCTACTAAGTAGTCTAATGTATCATCAGTAATAGTCATTGCTATATTTTTATCAGCAACCATGTCTTTAAGTTCAACAAGGAACTTACCAACAATCTTCATCATTACTTCTTTACCTAATTTAGCAAATGTAATTACACCGTCAAGTCTATTTCTAAACTCTGGAGCAAAAAACTCTTTTAAATCACCATCTTCATACTTTTGTTCTAATTGTTTTGTAAATCCAATAGTATTTTGTTCAGCTTTATGCGAACCTAAGTTAGTTGTAAGTATAAGAGTACAGTTACGTGCATCAGCCACTTTACCATTAGAGCCTGTAACCTTGCCATTGTCCATTAACTGTAGTAATATTTGAGAAACATCAGGATGTGCCTTTTCAATTTCGTCAAGTAGTAGTACACAGTTAGGTGACTCTTGTAGTTTGGTAATTAATATGCCGTTATTTTCTTCGTACCCAACATATCCTGGAGGTGATCCAATTAACTTAGATACACTATGCTTTTCTTGATATTCACTCATATCAAAACGTACTAATTTTACGCCTAAGTTAGTAGCAAGTGCTTTTGCAGTTTCGGTTTTACCAGTTCCTGTTGGACCCATAAACACAAACGATCCGATAGGCTTATCATCTGCTTTAAGACCTGCTTGGTTAACTAGTACCTTATCAACAATTGTTTCGATAGCTTCGTCTTGTCCGTAAACAACACCCTTAAGATTCTTTTCTAAGTTCATAAGACCGTCTGTTTCTTTTTCAGCAATACGCTCTGTTGGCATATCAACTAATTTGGCAAGTTCAAATTCTATATTAGATGCTTCAACAATTTTCTCTTCGCTAGTGTCATTGTTTACTTTAAATCTTGAGCATGCTATATCAATAAGATCAATTGCTTTATCAGGAAGCATTTTGTCAGGTTGATATTTAACACTTAATTTAATAGCCGAATCAATTGCGTCTTCGGTAATTGTAGTGCCATGGAATTTTTCATAGTATTTTCTAATACCAAGTAAAATTTCTCGTGTAGTGTCCTTACTAGGTTCGCCAACAGTTACTCGTTGGAACCTACGCATTAATGCACGGTCTGCTTCAAAGTATTTTCTGTATTCTTCCCAAGTAGTTGATGCAACTACTTTTAAATCGCCTTTAGTAAGAGCAGGTTTAAGCATATTTGCCAAGTCATTTGAATTACCACCACCACCTGCGCCAGCACCGTTCATCATATGTGCTTCATCGATAAACATAATAGTTTTGCCTTGCTTTGTAAGTGCTGACAATACTAGTTTAAAACGTTCTTCAAAGTCGCCTCGGTACTTTGATCCTGCAAGCATAGCACCAATGTCAAGATTATATACTTTATATTCTTTTAAGAATTCCGGAACCATATCATGTTCAATATTATATGCAAGTCCTTCGGCTATTGCTGTTTTACCTACACCTGGCTCGCC